GGATCTTCCAAGATAACTTTATTGTCTTGGTCATCCTTAACGCTGCCAATCACTTCTTGACCATTGTATAATTTTATTAATGCTATCATGTTATCCTTTCAGCTTTACGGTATAGATTTTATACTCAAACTGTTCCTCACCGTATATTTTTATTCGTTCTGCGAAATGAAGGATTGTATGATTCTTATGAGTCTTCCATGTCAGATCGTCTGAAATGTCATAAAGAGTTGCTTCCAACTTTGTTTCACTTTTTCTTAATCCACGCCCTATAGACTGTAAATTACGGATACGCGATTTACTAGGTGAAGCGAATATAATATTATGTAGGTTTTTGATATTGACGCCAGTTGAGAATGTCCCGTATGATGCAATAATAATCATATCGTTGTTTTCTTCTGCCAACCGTCTGACATCTTCTCTCACCAACGAATCTACTTCTCCGTGAACAATAGTAACATTTCTGTTAGTATTATCAAACATACCATACAACACTTTGCCGTGCTTTTCAACAAATTGATACAATACTAATGTATTTCCTTTTAACGATAGAGTAAGATTCTTGATGAACTTGTTTCTACCATCGTGTCTAACAATCCAATCTATCTCGTCTTGGTACGTGGCCTTCTTCATCGACTCGCGTTCTTGATCTGTATACTTCAGCACTATACACTTGATATTGAAGTTAGCCAAATGTTTCTGCTCAATCAGCTCTGCGGTTGTCGTTACCTTCTTTACGGCGCCAAATAACCCCTCTAAAATTAGTTTATGAGTCTGAGTGCCATCCAATGTTCCTGTAAACCCAAATCTGTAGTCGCAATCAATCATTTTACTAAGAATGCCGGACAGACTCTTTGCTTTGAACAAATGAGCCTCATCCCCTATCACCGCTGAAAATTGTTCAAACCACTTCTTTGGCATCTTATAGATTGATTGCCACGTGGAAACAATTACACGTCTATCAGTCTCAATATCATATCCGTACATGATTTTATGAGACATCTCTTTTAGGAATTCATTATTTGTATACGAAGCAAAGTCCGATACCATCTGGTGAACAAGCGATGTTGTGGGAACAACGATTAACGCTTTTCCTTTCGTTTGCATCATTGTATAGCATATTAACAAAAAGATAATGAACGACTTACCGGATGCAGTAGGCGATAATAGAAGTGTTCTTTTCTGCCTTACAGCGTGAACAAATGCTTCTATCTGATAGTCTCTAGGCTCCATGGTCAAATCGAGCTTAGACATGAATTGACGGGCTTCTTCTATCGAGAACTCTTCTGCTGAGAAGTCTGTTAGGTAATCTAGTGAGTAATTGCGTTCTTTTGCAAATGCCTCAATGTAATGGTTGATACCACCATATATTAGATGTGTACCAGTATTGAACATTCTAATCTTACCATCCCAGCGTTTGGCCCTTACTGCTGGAATGAAACGGGCACCAGGTACTTGAAAAGTAAAATACTCTCCTAGTTCGTATCCTATCGATGTATCACAATGAATCTTATTGTATACGGAGTTGTACTTTTCAATTACTAGATCAGCCATCAGCCACCCATTTTGAATCGCTCCCACTCGATTGCTGATTTAATTTGAAATCCGCGAGTAGTCAAGCTCTTAATTATTGCTTCTACAAACTCAACCTTCTCTCTTTGCATCTCCACTTTCAAGCTTTGCACTTGTAGTACTTCGTCAGCTTCCATGTGCATAGGAATATCTGTACGGAGGATTTTAAGAGGGTTGGGTTCCCATTCATGTTCTTTCAGACTTTCTTCTGAAATAGAACCATTGAACCATTCATACTTGTATTTGAATAGCGTCTTGTAATCTCCTTCCATTTTACGAAGGAGTATTCTTTCTTGCGAGAAGATTTTAAAGTATTTGGAATGTAGCTGTGGAATGCGAAGAGATTCTTCACCAAGCTCTGTACGGTCAATTTGAGCATCACGCTCCCACATCAATTGTATTTCATCAAGTTTCATAAAGTATTAGCACTTTTAAGGGACACAGATGGTTGCATTATCCCCCAAGTGCAATTTAATTACAACGTAGTAATCGTATATTTTCTAAATTTAAATGTGCAGGTCGCTTCGAGATATTCAACATCATTGAGACGCGTATCAAATGCTAATGCAGTTAGATCGATTGGAAATGAATCCACAAACACAACTTCGTGGATTGGTTTCATTGCACTCGATAACATCGTAAGAGTTAGGTCAGAATACACCCCTTCTCCGCTATCTGCTAATGACAGTTCTCTATATTGGTCAAAAGTATCTGGTTTACCAATACCGACTAACCAGTCATGGATCTCCATATACGATTTTAGATCTTCGTCCATTTTAAATGTAATCGATAGATCGCCATATTCAAGATGATCACCAGCATACACTTGCCTTACAAATGGCGTAGGAATGTACGTGGATCCTAGAGTAATAGAAGGCATCACAACGGACTGAACAAAGAAGTTCACGTTCGGTGCTTTCTTAATTTGAAATTTAAAACCTAATGGCGATAAGAAATTCGCATTAGATGGTGTATTAGTTGTTATCGACATATTTGCCTCCTTGACTATTTATCAAGGCAAAAAAAAGGCCCACCGAAGTGAGCCTTTTTAAATATCCCTCTTGCGGGGATTTGTTTCCTATTAAAGGATGTTGTCTACTAGAACACGACGGTAGTAAACGTTGCTGTCCTTCGTTAGGGCGCCTAGACCAGCTGTAGCACCTTCTGCGAATGGGTTTGCAACCATACCGTAACGAGTCTTGAAACCGATCTTAGGTTGGAAAGAACCTTGATCCACTGCACGAACCATTTGTAGCGGAACGTATGGGCAGTAGAACAGACCAGCGTCAAATGACGATACACCTTTGTAACCAACAACCATGTAGTTGCCTGTTGCATATGGGTCAATGTAAACCTTGATACGACCGTTTAATACACCAGCGAATGTAGCGCCAGTATCGTCAACTTGTAAGTTGTTGCTGTTCAACGCAGGAGCGTAATCCAACACACCAGCCATTTGCAATGCAGACGCAACGTCTGAAGAACAAATGATGATGTTACCTTTACCACGACGTGTAGACTTGGCAATTTGGTTAGCTTCACGTTCAACTTGGAACATCAAACCTTTGAACTTCTCAACAGACCAACGACCGTTAGAATCAACGTCCAAGTCAAAACGACCTTGAGTTGTTGTACCAGTGTTAGCACCGATTTGAGCAGTTACAGCGATTGTACGAACAACTTCACGATTGATCTCAGCTAAGATTTCAGATGTAAGGATGTTAGACAATTCTGTTTCAGCGTCAAGACCATGAATTGCTTTCAAGTCCTGTGCCAATTCCATTGTGTATTCTGCTTTCAAAGCACGTGTCTTTGCAGTCACAGAAACTTTCTCGATAGAGAATGCCATTTCTGGGAATGATGTACCACCGCTGATACCGAGTGCTTCAGCGTCTGCTGTAGCTAAACCGGAACCAAAGTTGTACTGACCGTTTGCAGCGTTGTTAGAAACGTCAGGAACGCCACCAACATGCTTTTGACCTAGTGTGTTAGCACCAGATACAACTGTAGCAAATGCTGTGTTAACTTCGTTGTAGAAAGATTCTACGCCAGAGTTAGATGAGTTGCTGTACTTGGCGCGCATTGCAAAGATCAAACCTGTAGGACCAGTCATTGGCTGTACGCCGCAGATGTCATACGCGATAAGATTAGGCATCGCACGACGAACCAACGAAATCAACACTGGGTCGAAATTGTCGATGTCGTTACCTGTTTGGTTAGCGTGAGTAGCTTCTGATAAGAAATTACCGCGTGAAGATCCGCCGCTTTCGCGAAGAGCTTTTTCGGTGTTCTCTAAAAGAACTGCTGTAACGCTGCGCTTATGAGTGTCGCTGATCTTTGGTAGATCGTCGTGCTCAATAACAGGCTTCCATTTGTTTTGGATATCTTCTGATAGATACATTGTGGTTTCCCTTTCCTTGTTAAAAATTTGGGCTTGTAAACTTATTTATAAAAATTTATTTCTTGATTGTTCTTGATATTGCAGAAACGTAGTTTGCAACTGGACCAGTCTGTTTAACTTGGGGGGCAGATACTTCTTCGTCCAACTCAACAATCTCTTGCTCTTCGATAGTTTTTGCAACTACTTTCTTTTCAGTAAAGTATTGTTCTTTAACAATCTCAAGCTTTTTGCGGTAGTTCTCGGCTGTGTCGAATTCAACGCCTTCGGCCAGTGTACGGAACTTTTCTGTTTGTGTTAATGCAAGACCTTCTGAAACTTCATCGAAGATTTCATCTTGGGAATTTGCTTCAACAACAGAACGCAACTCAATGTTTTCTGCAACTACGCTGTTTAGTTGAGCTTCTAGCTCTTCTAATTTATTAGCAAGTTCTTCAACAACATCAACTTTTTCTTCTGGAACCTGGATATAAGACTCTTCAAACAAGGTCTTCAACTTGGTCATAAACTCTTCTGCAATCTGTGCATTGAGTGACGAGTCGATAGCAACTTGGTTGTCTTTCATCCACTGTTCAACAACGTAATCTAGGTAATCGCTAACTTGAGCAGATAACTCTTCTACAAGGTCATCTTTCTGTTTAGCAAATGTGTCTTCTAATTCAGCAGTCTTAACAGCATACTCTTCTTCTAATGCTGTACGCTCTTCAGCGATACGGCCTGCAATAGCAGCTTCGAAAATTGTAGTAGCTTTAAGTTTGAATTCTTCGGAAAGATCATCGCCGAATAAACCGTCGATTTCTTCCTTAGTAGCAATAGAGGCTTTATTCTTTGCAGAATTATCGCCTGTTGGCTTTGTGTTATTTTGCATATCTGTATCTTGCATTTCGCCAGCTACTTTAGTAGAAGCAGCATCGCCTTCTTTTTTATCGAGCTTACGATTTGCATGAGCGTCGCCAGCAGCAACTGGATCTGCACTCTTTGTAGCACCGGTAGCACCGCCGCCAATTGGATCAGACGCTTTTTCTAGCAATTCTTTTTGTGACATATTTTTCTCCTAATTTTGGGACTATTAATATTTATATATTCTATTTATTCGAAAGCGATTTTACGAAGTGTTCCCACACGTTGATCGATGTACTTTCTAATTCTTTTTGACTAGCTTTCTCGATTACACGCTTGTAGCTCTCGACTTGTTTTTGATGTAAAATACCGTTGTCCCATACCCATTCCACGCCTTCCATGATTCCTTGTACGAATGCATCAGGAGCTGATGGATCTGCAACAATGTCAGCTGCAGTCGCCAAATAGAAGTCTTCTTGCACTTCCATTACACCATTTACTTCTTTGAGAGAGCCCATACCGCGAGTTGATACTCCAAGCTGTACGCCGCTTTCAAGTAGATTCTTTGCAATATTACCCATTGGAGTAGAAAGCACTTTTGCTTTACCAATGAAGTTATTGCCATCTTGTTTTAGTTCTACAATTTTATGAGAAACACGATCAAGATTAATTGATGGGCCACTTGGATGGCCAAGTTCGCCAAGCGCTCTATTAGTCTCAACATATTGTTTGTTGTAACGAGCTACTTCGCGTTCTAGAATAGGGAGCTTATACACGCGACCATTTCCGTTCTTGGTCTCCGCTTGCATGTAGATGCCAGTAATGTAAAGATCTTTCTTACCGTTCTTTTCTTCAACGACGTATTGTACGTCTTCGACGATTTCTGTAAAGAGTTTCATTATTGATATGACCTATCTGATTGTTTGTGCAACACAATTACGTAATTTGTATTTGCACCGGATACTTGAATAATGACGTTCGCCGACTTCTTATCAGCATCTGGAACTACTCCATTACCTGCAAAATCAAAATAACCATTATCCTGGGAGGCCATTCTTACAATAGCGTTATTAGAATCAGATGTGTTAGCACGGTAGATAACAACGGATCCGCCACCCTCTGAGGAGCAGTATACTTGAGCGAGCGTAGCAGATACTACTGTTTCATTCGCAGTAGCAAGGTCACTCATTTGATAGGCCCCGTTCGAACTGCCACGAATAACAATTCTATTGCCGGGTTGGTTTGTGACAATAACAGGCATTATTCTTCTCCTAGTCTCTCTTCAACTAAATCCATTAGTTGATCGAATGCTTCGTCCGATTCAAGCATCTGTAAAAATTCTTGTTTAGCTGCTTCATCTTCTAAGCCGTCATATACAGATTCAAGGACTGAGGAATATGCTTCAATCAATTCAGCTTCGTCTTGTTCTTGTTGCTGATGATAGTGAACTGCTTCTAGGATAGAATCGAACTGAGGAACATCTTGATCTTCTTCTGTTGATTCATTCATTGGTGT